TATTTTTATTTGGGTTTTACAAGGGAATAATTACCTTCGATCAACCAAAAACAAACGCTCTATGTCAGAAGAACAAACAGATCAGCCATCAAAACTTTCTTTAGTCAAATTGATTCCAGTTACAGTAGTGGTGACGGTACTTTCTCAAATAACACTACTGTACTATTATAATATTTTTGGCTTTAATCCATCTACCTATTTTGAACCCTCAGAAATAATTGTTTCTGCGGTTAAGGACTTTGTGATTGTCGGTTTGTTGATGACAGTGTATTTTCAAATATCAATTCTTTATGTGCCAGACATATCCGGTTTCATGATAAAAAAGATAGTTGATGTTGGCGTTGAGTCAAGGAATAGTAGAAGAGGGTCTCAAAGAATAATGACCGTGGACCAGCAAAATATTCGAAATATCAGAGAAGCGAGAATCCAAAGACTTTTGACATCATGTATATGTCTATCATTTATAGTCTGGGCTATATATAGTTTCATAAGTGATTTTAGAAGGAATGACCTTACGAACATGGAAATTATTCTTTACTCAGGCACATTGTTTTCAATCTTTTTCACATTTACCTATTCTGAGTTTCACTATTTTATTTGGAAAAATCATCAAAAGTCTGCTGTGTTAAAGAATAACTTTCTGTATATAAATCCATTTATAGTCTTCGCACTGACTGTTCAAATAATTTTTAGCGCAGCTATTTCGGAGAAGAAAGCCGCTTATGTTTTGAATGAAAAGCCATTTATTGGTACTCAATTAATACTAGAGGATGGTGAGATAATCAAGTCTACAACAAAAGTTATACTGGTCGGCAAATCAACAAACTATTATTTTTTCTATAATACACCAGACAAAAGTATGAGGGTAATCAGAAGAGATCAAATAAAAAAAGAATCCCTAAAATGTAAGGAATCCTTTATGAATGTATTCTACCGGTTTTAGCTACCTCCTCCCGATCTTCGCGCTATGCCCCAACCTCAATCGGTTTGACTTGTGCTTCTTACTGGCACCATTGCCGTATCGAAGGCCGTATTCCTTGGGAGACATACCGTATTCACCACGTTGAACCAGATCCAGACCTCCGGCACTGTGAACCTTTCTCTCACTCCTAGCCACATACTTCGCTGCCGTTGATTTCATTTCTTTCTGTGTGGATTGGGCGGCCTGTGCTAAAGGCTGCATAGCCTGAGCTGATCCCATAACTCCTGCCAAGGCCATCATAAAGCCGGCACCGATACCAAATCTTGATTTTCTCATAAAATTTATTTTAATAAAAACGTTAGTAGTCTATTTTTCAACTGGTGGCTGCTTAGGTTGCAAAGCCATTCTCTTCGCAACTTCCTTCTCAATGGCTTCGATTTCCTCATCGATGTTCTCAGTAAAGCCTAGTGTAGCAATAGCGGTGCGTACTGACATAAGTCCCGCAGCAACCAACGAGATCACACGATTGTATTCCTCAGTAAGATTACGCGGCAATACGATCTTGAATTTGGGTTTTACAGACATACTGAGTGATGGCTTCACTTTGATGTTGATCACTGCCATACAAGGTTTTAATAAGTTCAGGTGACGCTGCCACTCCATACCAAGATCTCCTTGCTGATCTGACCGGGCCTGATTGGTAGCGGGGAGAAACATCATTTCAATTGTAACCCCTGGAATGTTGGAAGATCCTTTGATCTGCTCCATTGAAATTTGAGGCGTGGAGGTTTCATCAAAACTGTCTCGCCTTAAGTTCTCACGCTCATCCTTCGCGGACTGCTGAGATCCTTTCGCTTCAACGTATTCCAGCTTGCCGCCATTTTCCATCTGGAAGGATTTGCGGGTATTCTTAGTCCCGCCCCCGGTTGTCGCTAAAATTTCTCCAGTTGCCGCCAGAATTGGAAATGCGCTTTGTTGATTCTCGTCAGCGGTGTCACTGTCAATCTCCTCTACCCTCTCAATCTTCGGTAAAACATCGGCATATTGCGGGCGCTTTTGACCATGGAAGATATAAGTCGCCTTACCGTATGGCAGGGGTTTCGGATCAGCTTCCCATCCCCCGGCCACCTCGGTGTATGTGATCGTTTTGTCAGACAGATACAGGTCCATCATGTTAACGTCCTTATCCTCTACCTTCACTGTATACTTGCGGGCGCAAGTGATCTGCTCCTGGTACCGATTATAGATTGGAATGATAATCGAACCATCTTCAGGACTGAAGACTGAGCAACGCATTTTAAATTTGGTGGAAGATGGAGCAATCCCATCCCAAAAGCCAGGCTCTGCTTCAGTGCTGTACCAAACAACCAGACACTGGGTATAATTCTTTTTGAGACGATCTATCTTTTGAGCTACATAATCAAGCTTATTGTCCTCCCAGGTCTTCTGCAACATAGCGATCATTGTTTCATCGCTGACTTTGAATGCATCCCTGATCACAGCATCCATTTCGATACCGCCAGACAGATTCATATTTACTGCCCAATTGATGATCTGCTTTTGAGTCGATGATGGAATACGGTGAACATCACGCTTCTCAGTTCTGTAGGTCATGTTCCCACTTGCATCCAGAACGCCAGTAGCAACCTCGACGTCACGCCATGGACGATAGCCCAAATCCTTCACTACCCGATGGTCTTCCGGTTCAATGTCGAAGGCATAAGCAGGAATTTCAGGAGCTAAGGCCGTGACCTTCTCAACAAGCTTTTTAGGATCCAGTAAAAGTGATTGTAATTCGCTTAATTCCATTAAAACAAAAATACCCTACGTGATGCAGGGTATTTTGTGAATGGGTTTACTAAGGCTGGATAGTAAGGTTAGGGTTGTTTGTCTTGCATTTCAGAAAAAGCTCGAATTACTTGGATGTTTGACAGGCCATCTGAACGAAGCTGTCTTCTAATCTCATCTTTAGTAAATCCCTGAGAGACTAAATTCCCAATTAATTCTGCAGTCTTTCTAACATTAAACAATGTTTCTGCCGTTAATCTGCCAGTTCTAGTTTCGATTTGCGACTGAGCAATTTCAGAACCTTCAATTGACCTCATGCGCTTATCTAATGTTCTCACAGAAGAAAGAACTTCCAACAATATATCATCCTGTTTGCGTTTATCTTTAATCTCAGTAACTGGTATGTCTTCCAAAATCTTATGAAACGCCTCTTCAAACTGAGGCCAATAGGTTTCAAACACTCGTTCCAACACTTGATCCTTCAAAACTAATGGCCCTGTAGAAAAGTTAATGGTTCTGACCAATTGGTATAAACCTGCCTTATTTGGTAATGTATGATTAAATTGAGCTAATGGACTTTCCAAGTCAGTAGACTCTAAATCAATAAGGAACGTGCATACCCTAGCTGACGTTAGTCCTTTTGCTAGGGCGCCAGTCTCAAACAAAATCCAAGGCTTATTCCTATTTTCCTTCGTAAGACAGACAATTCCTACACTGGTGTTTGCAAGTTCGTCATTGATTTCAGAGAACCATAATGCTCCGCGGTCAATATCTTTACTCGACATCCATGGATCTACTGCCTGAATGACACATTGGATCCAGCTATCCAATAATTCTGCGACAGCTTTGCTTCTTTCGCCTGACCAACTTATAAATACTTTCATCGTCGTTAATTTAGTTTACAAGCAACAATGTATAAAATATTTAGCTTAGTTAATCGCCTCAGCAGCAAATTTCACCGCAACAGACTTTAAGATTTCAAATGTCATGGAACCGCCTTTTTCTTTGACGTAATCCATGGTCTTCTTCCACACGGAGTTTGATCTTGTTGCATCCAAAAACTCATGTCCATTCCAATGAAGGCCTGTAACACCATAACTTTCACCTTCTTTAGAACTCAAATTTTCAGCTGTTACTAGCTCAGCTTGGATCAACAATCTCAGATGGTAATTTATTTCCGTTTGTGATTTACCATCAACATCAGGATAATACCATTTCCCAGGAACCGCCTCATCCGAAATCTTTTGCAGTAGTGTACGAACTAGATCAATATCTCTTTTCATATATTTATGTTTATAAGTCAAAGATACAATGTCACACGTTTGTTACATTACGAAAATTACCAACATCTTAACATTAGATACTCAGAGCCTTAACCCCCAGCCCTTTCTTACCAACATAATTATTATAATCGTTCACAAATGCAGTGGTAATAATATACCTCTTGGTATCGCTACAATGGCCAAATTCCTCATAGGCGACACCCGTATCAGCATTCTTTTTCTTTGACTTCTTCAAGGTACCGTCGGAATCCTCCAGGGCATACTGGTAATCGAATATCGATTTCTTGCAGCGCTCATGGATCCCAATGGTGATACCGGACTTACTCGCCCCCTCATAAATCTCATTGATGAAGCCTCCGGACTGAACTACTGACGGATTCTTGCTCTGGATCTTCAGTGTCGGCCTGTAGTCCTTCAGATATTCCAGAATCTTAGTAAAGAAGTTCTCCCCCTTCTCAAGCTTCACATCTTCCTTTATCGATGTTCGGTCACCGCCGACAAACAGCCCTGATACGCTGCCCATAGGATATCGCTTGGCAAATTCGGCACAGACATCCTTCACCCGGTTCCGCGGATCCTCAAGACATATCTCGTCGATCTGTTGGATATGCTTACCGCGGATCTGCCATACTGTACAGGTCAGATAAGGATTGACGTTCTCATCCCAGGACAGCCATATAGGGAAATCTTTGTTCCAATCGATTTTGTTGACATGCTGCGCATAGACGAATTTCTTCCAGAACTCTCCACCGGTCCTGATCTTACCCCAATCTCCAAGACCATAGATCCTGTAATATTCGTAATCCTTGACCTTGTCAGACTCAAAATCATCGATCGTGTGCTGATCAACAAAGCCGCCGACCTGGATCAGCTCACCCTCCGGATTTACTGCCCAATCACCAACGATGTATTTGTTGTCGAGGTAATTCGTTTTGAAGATAACCAGGTTCCCCTTATCATTCACCCAGGTACCGGCGATGTTCGTTTCGACTTCTTTCAGCACCTCAAGATCGAAAACCTTAGTTTTGATCCAGTGCTCTTCTGAGACAGGATTAAATATTCCGATGATCTGCTGCCCGGCCTTACCCCTCAAACGCTTCCTGATCTGCTTTAAATCCTTCTCATCGAACTGTGAGATCTCTTCAAGAACCACGCGTTTGAAGTTTGCCAACCCTTTGATCTTTTCGCTATCATCCAGTCCACGGAAACGAACATAGGATCCTGTCAGCTTGCACATGATGTAATTCTGTTGGATGACGAAATGCTTTTCAAGACCCCACCCTCTAATGATACCAGTAAAATCGCTGTAAATTGAATCTTTGATATCCACAGCGAACTTTCTTAAGACCATGGTATTCTCGTTTCGATTCTCCATCATCGATGTCACGATGAGCTGGACGGTGCTGTAAGTCTTTGCGGCAGATGAACCGCCAAAGCACCAGATGAAGCGGATGAGTGGATTTTCAAACGCCGACTTCAGGTGCCAGTAAATGTTGTTAAATATTTTGGGGTTGAAATCAAACTTCAGTTCCCGAGTTTTCGCTTTCGTCGCCACCATATCCTATCCGCACCACCGTATCTACATTTGCATTCAAGTCGATTTCAGACTTGTCAATCATCATTCCCCTGATTTTGGCAAGGTTAGCAAGTGCAGCATCAGCTGCATACATTTCCACCTGCACTCCTTCCCTGGTATGTTTGATGGATTTGATTTTGCCCTTCTCCTTATCTTCCACAATCTTCACCATATCCAGCTCAGCCTGTTCAATTAAAACCGTTTCTCCATCTATGATTCGGGTTGCCTTGGGATCATATTTAAGCTCAATCTCCCATCGTAGGATCCTATCTCTGCAGCTTTGGAGCTGTTCCTGAAACCGGTCATACTCTTCCTCTGTCAGGCCTTTCAGTGCGCAGAATTCCTCCTCTCTGAGGATGTAAAGCTTTTCGTTTTCAATTAGCTCCTTAAGGCCAACTTTGATCTGTGGGGTAAATGGAACCAACCTCTTCACCAGATAATCGCTCATATCCGTTCTGGCGATGTCTGTGAACCTTTTAGTGATTTCTCCCTGCTCCATCCCTGCCTCATCAAGCAGTTTATCAATTTCAGCTTTGATATGAGGTTTTCTCAGGTTCTCATAACCAATCTCTGCTGCAGACCTTTTCGAATAACCAGCACGAATTGCAGCCTGTGTTGCATTGAAATCTTTGAGATACTCGTAAACGAATTTCTGCTCTTTTCCTGTCAGTTTCTTAACAACTATCTCCTCCATCAGAACAATTGAATTTGATTTTTCTTAATCGAATGACCTTGGAAGAACGATAATA